CTGACATTTCATTGAATGTCAAAGATTGCATATTGGACATGTCTAAGTCTGTTGCTGCTCCGAAGGATTCAAACATTCCACTGATACCAATGGTACGAACGGCCGCTGAAATGCCGCGCCAGACTGGACTATTGGAAAACTTAGTGGCGATGATAAAGAGAAACTTTAATGCACCCGAGTTGTCTGGAATTGTAGATATCGAGAATACTGCATCTTTAGTTGTAGACAAGTTTTTTGATAGCTATTTACTTAAAGAAAAGAGAAAACCAAATAAAAATGTTTCTTTGTTCAGTAGAGAGTCTCTCAATAGATGGTTAGAAAAACAGGAGCAAGCAACCATTGGCCAACTTGCTGATTTCGATTTTGTTGACTTGCCAGCGGTTGATCAGTACAGGCATATGATAAAAGCACAACCTAAGCAGAAACTGGACACATCCATTCAAACGGAGTATCCGGCTCTGCAAACGATTGTGTACCATTCGAAAAAGATCAACGCAATTTTCGGCCCTTTGTTCAGTGAGTTAACTAGACAGTTACTCGATAGCGTGGATTCAAGCAGATATTTGTTCTTCACAAGAAAAACGCCGGCACAAATCGAGGAATTCTTTGGAGACCTTGATAGTCATGTGCCAATGGATGTTTTGGAGCTTGATATTTCGAAGTACGACAAATCTCAAAATGAATTTCATTGCGCTGTTGAGTACGAAATCTGGCGGAGACTAGGGTTCGAAGATTTCTTGGGAGAAGTTTGGAAACAAGGTCACAGGAAGACCACCCTCAAGGACTATACCGCAGGAATTAAAACCTGTATATGGTACCAGAGGAAAAGCGGTGACGTCACCACGTTCATTGGGAACACAGTGATCATCGCTGCATGCTTAGCTTCAATGCTTCCTATGGAGAAAATAATCAAAGGCGCCTTTTGCGGGGATGATAGTTTGCTTTACTTTCCGAAAGGATGCGAGTTCCCTGATGTACAGCAAGCGGCGAATCTTATGTGGAATTTTGAAGCAAAACTGTTCAAAAAGCAATACGGATACTTTTGTGGAAGGTACGTGATACATCACGACAGAGGGTGCATTGTTTATTACGACCCTTTAAAGTTGATCTCTAAGCTCGGTGCTAAACACATCAAGGATTGGGATCATTTAGAGGAATTCAGGAGGTCCCTTTGTGATGTTGCTGTTTCGTTGAACAATTGCGCGTACTACACGCAATTGGACGACGCGATCTGGGAGGTTCATAAAACCGCCCCGGCGGGTTCGTTTGTTTATAAAAGTTTGGTAAAGTATCTGTCAGATAAAGTTCTTTTCAGAAGTTTGTTTCTAGATGGCTCTAGTTGTTAATGGAAAGGTGAATGTCGGTGAGTTTATTGACTTGACGAAAATGGAGAAATTGTTGCCGTCAATGTTTACACCGGTTAAAAGTGTGATGTGCTCCAAGGTTGATAAGATAATGGTACATGAAAATGAGTCGTTATCCGAAGTTAACCTACTCAAAGGTGTGAAGCTCATCGAAAATGGATATGTTTGTCTCGCTGGCCTGGTGGTCACAGGTGAGTGGAATTTGCCCGATAATTGTAGAGGCGGTGTCAGTGTATGTCTGGTGGACAAAAGAATGGAAAGAGCTGATGAGGCCACTTTAGCATCTTACTACACCGCTGCTGCAAAGAAAAGGTTTCAGTTCAAGGTTGTCCCGAACTA